GTCACCGACCTCCTCTCCGGGACGAGCCTGCCCCCGCAAGTGCATGTCGCCATTCAGTCGAGCGTCTCGCGGATTCAGGCGGCAACCGACGCCCTGAAAGCCTCGACCGCGAAGCTCCAGGCGGATGACCCCATCCCGACCCCGGTGCCCGAGCCCACCCCGACCGACGAGCCGGTGGACGAGAGCACACGGTCCAGCAAGAAGCGGAAGTAGCGATGGAGCCCCTCCCCGTCCGCATGAAGGCCCCCGCCGATTACCGGCATGTATGGCGGGGAGGGGTGCTCCAGGTGATGGTCACCCGAGCGTGTGACCTGAGTTGTATCGGCTGCACCCAGGGGTCGAACTTGGGGGGCAAGCCGATGGTGATGACGCCCCGCCAATTTCGAGTCGCCTGCGAGAGCCTCCGGGGCTATACCGGCGTCGTCGGCATGTTTGGCGGCAACCCGTGTGTGCATCCCCAGTTTGAGGACCTCTGCTCCGTGATGGCGGATGTCGTGCCGTGGGAGCAGCGGGGGCTGTGGTCGAACAATCTCAACGGGCATGGGCGACTGTGCCGGGAAGTCTTCAATCCAGAGGTCTCCAATCTCAATGTCCACACCAAGTCATCTGCCTACCTCGAAATGCAGCGCGATTGGCCCGAAGCCCGCCCCAAGGGGGGGCACGATTCCCGCCATTCTCCTCCCTTCGTCGCCATCGGGGAAGTTCACGGACTTACAGATGAGCATAAGTGGCGTCTCATACAAACCTGCGACGTTAATCAGTTGTGGAGTGCCCTCATTGGTGTTTTTCGAGGAGAGCTTCGCGGATGGTTCTGTGAACTTGCAGGGGCGCAGTCTATGCTACACGAGATGGAACCCGATTACCCGGACACTGGAGTTCCCGTCACCTCAGGATGGTGGGAGCGTCCTATCGCCAGCTTTGAGCACCAAGTCCGCAAGCATTGCTGGGAGTGCGGCATCCCCCTCAGGGGCTTAGGCGACTTGGCCGTGACCGGGACGCTGGAGCAGGTTAGTCCGATCCATGAGCGGGTGTATCAGTTGAAACGACCGGCTGGGAAATCTTTAGAGATAGTGGATCATCTGTCCCAGTTGAATGGGGAGGTGCCTCGGGCGACGGACTATATTGAGAACGGACTCGGTTCCCCAGGAACTCCCGGAGGCTCCAGTATTCCGGGCGGTCTGGGACGGTGACGAGCGTGTTCACCTTCTGACAGCGGATCTGCATATACCAGTCGTAGCCGTCAGAGGGCTTGGCGAAGACAATCGTATCCTCAGGCCAGAGCAGCGTCGTAATGGGCCCCGAGCGGAACCCCACGACGAGTTCTCGGAGGGGGACGGTCTCATACTCGACTGCGGGCTTCGGTCGCTCCGTCTTCGATTCGTGAATAGGCATAAGGCGCTCCTGGGGGGCAGAGAGGGTTCTATCATGCGGGCAGAGCGTGATCAAGCAGAAAAAGACCAGTCGAGGCAGACCAAGAAAGCCCTCGCGGTCCAGAAGCCGCTGACCCAGGCCGCGAAAGACTACCTGCGGCGGTGCAGTGAGGACCCCAAAATCAGCCCCACCGAGTTGGCAGGCATCGCGGCGTTGCTGCGGGACAACCCCGAAGTCGCCCAAGTGGCGATCACCAAGTCACTTCAATCGGCCCAGGCGGTTGCCGCCGCCCATCTCGCGGGGCATATCAAAGCGGCCCAGATTGCGTTCACGGAGAAGGCCGCAACCTACGCCGAGCTACATCTCAAGGCGACCCGAGCGGCCTACGCCGCTGGGGAGTTTGACACGGCGGCTCGCCATGCCGAGTGGGCGATGGAGAAGATCGGGACCAAGAATCTGCGGCTCATCGAGATGCCTGAGGGTGGGGGGAAGTCGGGGCAGGGCGGGCCGAGCATCATGGTCGGGGTGAAAATCGGGGGCCAGCAGCCGGTGGTGATTGATGCCGACCCAGAGTAGCCAGCGGGTTGCCGTCCGGGATAGCGCGGGGAAGGAGCGGGTGCTCTACGAGCCCTACGACTACCAGCAGTCCTGGCATGAATCGGAGGCCCGCAACTTCCTGTCGTGGGGCACTCGCGGCACCGGCAAGAGCCGCTGGCTGCGGTGGGACGCCATCATCCGTTGCCTGATGTTCCCCTACTTCAAGGCCCTCATTGTTCGCCGCACGATGCCCCAGTTGCAGAAGTCCCACCTGATGCCCGACCTGATTCCCCACGAAATGGAGATGCTGGGGGGCCAGTTCACGCAGAAGCCTCCCGTCGCCAAGTTCCCCAACGGCTCGACCATCACCTTCGGCCATGTGGAGCGGGAGAAGGACGCGCTCGATTACCTCTCGTCCGAGTATGGCTACATCGGGTTCGATGAACTCTCGACGTTCACCCTCGATATGTTCCTGAACGTGTCGTCGGCGGCTCGTGCCCCCCAAGGCGCTCCGTATGTGGCGGTCGTCCGCGCCGGGAGCAACCCGCTGGGCATCGGGGCGCGGTGGATGAAGGAGTGGTTCATCACCCACAACGTCGATTACAGCGTCTACGAAGACTATGTGCCCGACGACTACGTGGCCGAGTTCAGCGAACTGTCGCAGAACAAGAGCATCAACCGCGCCGAGTATGAAGCCCGCCTCAAGAACCTGCCGCCCCATGTGCGCCGAGCGTGGCTCAAGGGGGAGTTCATTGACGAGGGCTCCTACTTCGATGACTTCCAGGCCGAGCGGGAGGGCGATGACGGGGTGAAGCGGCCCTGGCACGTCATCCGGGAGATGCCCTCGCTTCAGGTGCTTGGGGGGGTGAATCCGCTCGATGTCCCCTGGATGAACGTCTACCGCTCGTTCGATTGGGGTTACTACCCGGACCCCGCCGTCTGCTTGTGGACGATGATCCTGCCGAATGGGTGGGAGGTGGTCTTCAAGGAGAAGTTCTGGCACAAGACGCTCGCGGCGGATGTGGCGAAAGACATCCAAGCGGAGTCGCGGGGCATGAAAATCATCGAGACGTTCGCGGACCCCTCCTGTTTTGCCAAGCGGGGGGAGACCCAATACTCGATTGGGGACATCATCCAGCAGCATGGCATCCCGCTACGGCAATCGACCAATGATCGGGCCCTCTACGGCTACGCGATCAACGACCACCTCAATACCATCATCGACGGGAAGCCGAAACTGCGGATTTTGGCCCCGATGGGGTCGCTCGGGTGCCCCGAGTTGATACGGACGATGCCCGAGATGCAGGTAGACCCCGATGACCCCAACAAAATCGCAGAGGGGGAGGACCATTTCGTCGTCAGTCTCGCCTACCTCTGCATTGGGACCCCAGCGGCCTCGAAGGACCCGCAAAAGAGTGCGGTCCCCCGCTGGATGCAGCACGGGCGGCGTTTTCGTGGTTGAGTTTTCGTGGTTTTCGGTGTAATGATTACATCCGATTCGAGGTCCTATGCTCTCCAGACGCCGGTTCTTTGGCATTGTTAGCACGGCGGTCGTCGCAACCGCCCTTTCGACTCACATTCCCCTCGAATGGGTGCCGCAGCCTATCCGGTATCAGGGGGCCCTTGGGTATCTGCTTCGGGCGTATGCCGAACACACGAAGGGGCTCAAGTTCTCCGAGTTTCCCCAGTGGGCGTATGTCGGCAACGACCTGTGGGATGCGTTTGCGACTGAAATCCAAGCCAGTCAACGGTTTACCCGCGCCAGTGACGAAGCAGCGGGCTGGCGGTCGTTGATGTTCAAGGGGGTCTCCCTCCTACGTCATAGTCCGGGGTGGTATGTCCGCTTCGGTGTAATCGTTACATCTTAGAGGTGCTATGGCCGAGCTAGAACCCGTCGATGCGACTCCCGACGCGCCTGAGGCCCCGCCAGAGACCCAGATGGGGGCCCCGGACGAAGCGGGGGGCCTCAAGAATCCTGAGGACAAGGCCAAGCTCAATAAACAGATCGTCTCGCATCTCAAGGCCCGATTTGCCGCCGCCGACAAGGATGTGAGCAACCGGAAGACGACGTGGAAGCGGAATGTGGACCTCCGACTCGGGAGGCCCAACACGCTCTACACGGCGGGCGTGGCGGTCGAGGACGAGATTCAGAGCACCATCAACCCCGACTGGAGTCTCACCAAAACCAAGACCGCGAACCTCTTCAGTCAGTTGCCTGCCGTCCAGGTCTCCCGAGAGGGGACCCAATACGTCAAAGGCGTGGCCCCCTTCGCCAAAGAGTTGAATTACGAGTTGGGGGACAAGCGGGCGAACACCGAAGCCGCGATGTCCGAGTCCCTCAACGATATGGTGAACGCCGCAGGGGTCGCGGGCGTCGTCATTGGCTATTCCGCCCGCTTCGAGACCAAGACGGTCCCCGTCAGTGACGAACATGCCCAGCAATTCCAGCAGATGACGCCGGAAATGCAGGACTACATCATCAAGAACAAGCTCGTCCCGATGCGGGAGGTGCAACACGCCGTCTCCTACCGCTTCTACACGACTCGCGTCTCCCCCGTAGACCTCCGCACCCCGCCCGAGTTTACCGGCTCCGACTTCAACCGCTCCCCGTGGCTGGGCTACCGGGGGCGGATGTCGTGGGCGGATGGCCTCCACGAATTGGGGCTCAAGAAAGAGGATAAAGATGACGTGGTGACGGGGCAGCAGGAGCCCGCCGACCACACCAACCTCCGGTATCAGGTCGATCAGATGGGGTTGATGGAGCTAGAGTCGGTGAACTACTCGGTCATCTACTACTGGCGGCACAAGATGGACCCCGATGAGATGTCCTTCGACGCCATCTGGAAGCTCGTCATGGTTGACGGGAAGG